CCCGCCCACTCCGGGCACACTCAGCTCGCACCGTCCGTCACGCGGCGCCGGGGTTACTCGAATCCCGTTCGCGTGGAGGATCGAGGTAATGACCGCGGCCGAGTTGGTCGGGTGATTCTCGATCGTGCCAGGCGTGTAGCTGCGACTCCATCCACCGAAGGCGCGCAGCCGAACGGGCTTCGTGATCTTGTCCGCGGCGTCCCGACCGGAGAGCACCAGACGCCCGCTCTCCTCAGACGTGTCGAGGTCTGCGACTCGACCGGCGAACACTGGCACGGTGAGCCCGGCGTATCCCGCCGCGCAGGTCATATCCGAGTTGAGCCAGGCGTCCACGTCCGCACCGCGCAGCGGGCTCGGCGCGTTCGCGGCGAAGGCGTCGCCCTCGACCCGCACCGTCGTCGACACGCTGCCGACAACGTCAGATGCCCCATCGGGCATGTCACCGTCGAGACGGCGCTCGACGGTAATCGTTTCCGCCCACCCCGCGGCGGCGCCGAGGTCAACCCCCGGCACCGCCACGGGCGCGGACACAACGACGCCGGAACGCGCGGACAGCGCCGAATCGAACCCAGCCGGCCCAACTTGCATCGTTACCTCCGCTTCCGCTTGTGACGCTCGACCGTCTCGTAGACCGTGCGGCCGTCGAGCTTCAGCACGTTGTGCACGAACGTGTCGCCGTCGTCGCCGCCAAGCCCGTAGTCACCCGCCTGCGACAGCGGCACGACGGCCTCCGGGCCGGCCTCACCGATCAGCGCCAGCGTGGGACCGGTCACCACCCCACCCTCGGCGAGGGCGGGGATACTGAACCGCGGGAACTGGATGTGCCCTCCGCCGAGGAACCAGGGCAGATCAAAGTTGATCTGCCCGAGCGTGTTGTTCCACGTCTCGAGGGTGAAGCGCATCACGTTGAGCAGGACACCGCGCACCAGGTCGGTGAATCCGCGCCAGCCGTCGCCGATCCGGTTCGGGATCTCCGTGAAGAACCGAATGATGTCGCCGACCCGGTCGCCGATCCAGTCGACTCCGTCGCCAATTCCCCCGGTGAACTGGCCCCACCAGTCACCCAGTCCCTGGACCAGGATCTGGAAGCCGAGCGACAGATTCCGCCAGGCATCACCGAGGAACCCGACGAACCCCTCCCACGCCTTCTTGCCGTCCTCGGTCTGGGTGAGCCACTCGACGAACTGCGCCACGAGCGTGGCGATGATCACCACGAGAGCGCCGATGCCGGTCGCTTTGATCGCGGTCCCGAGGCCCGTCATCCCGACGCTGGCAGCGTTCGATCCGGTAGCCAGTCCACCCATGAGTAGGGCCGCAGGCCCGAGCCCGGCGACGAGGCTGACGAGGTCACCACCGAACGCGGACAGGAACGTCGCGACCCCGCCGAGCGGTCCCCCCATGTCGACGAGCCCGCTGAGCCACGACTGAACCCCGCGACGCAGCCCCTCGACCTTGGACGTCGGCCCGTCCTCGATCGCCTTCGCCACTCGATACGCCGCACCGCCGACCTGATCCATGCCCTGCGCGGCGGTGTTGGTGTCGAGCGCGTAGAGCGCGCCTTGCAGATCCTCCGCCTTCGTGCCGAAGAACTGCACGGCGAGCGCGTTGCGCTGCACCGGATCCTCGATCGAGTTGAGCCCGTCGAGCACCATCTGAAGCGCCTTCTTGGCTTCGGGTCCACCGGTCGCGATAGCGTTCGCCGCCCACTCTCCGTTGATCCCGAGGCGTCGGTACGCCTTGCCGAGCGCGGTCGACCGATCGGCAGCGTTCGCGTTCGCGGCGGTCACCTCTGCCGCGGCATCTGCGACGGCCTTCTGTGCCGACGCGAGCGCATCCTGAGCGGCGAGCACGCTGTCCGCCCCGTCCACGCCAGCCGCGTCGGCAGCGGCCTTCTCATCCTTCAGAGACACGACGGCCTTCTGCTGCTGCTCGAGGTTGTACGTCGCCTGCTCGTACGCCAGCTCCGCCTCGGCGCGATCGAGCGACGTCGACCGCGCGTCACGCATGGTCGCATTGAGCTGCTGCTCGGCTCGGTCCTTTGCCAGGGTCGCCGAACGCTCCGAGAGCGCCGCGCCCACGAGCTGATCCGCCATGTCCTTCAGCCGCTGGGATGCCTGCGCGCGCGCTGCGTTCAGACTGTTCTGCGCCGCAAGCTCGCTGCGCTGCGACGTGACCAGCGACTCGCCCGCAGACTTCACCCGCTCGAGCGCCGCCGCCTGCTCGGCCGCGGTTCGCACGACGGGCTCCTGCCCGCGGATCGTGAACTCCTTGAGTGCGTCCGCGAGGAAGTCGCTGTTACGCGCACCCGCGATCATGCCCTGATTGAGGATGCCGAGAGACGACTTCGCGTCCAACCCGAGCTTCGCGAAGAACGGGCTGTATTCCGTGAACGTGTCGAGCAGATCATCGGCCCGGTTCACGGGCGACTGAAGACCGGAAGTGATCACGTCGAGCGCATCCGCGATCGACGGGGCGAGATCGTTTCGCATGATCGCCGCGGCGGCGCCAGCCGTGCGCGACACGTCCTGCTCGAACACGTCGGAGATCACCAGGGCCTTGTTGGCGACGTCCTTCATTTCGCCGTCGCTGAGGCTCCCGAGATTCTGGCGGACGGCAGCGATCGCGTCGTTCACCTGGGCGCGATCGGCGAACCCCTCGGACCACAGATCGCCCGCAAGAGTCCCCTGCTTGCGGGCGTCCTCAGCGAACGTCCCCAGCTCAGCGGCCAGCCGGGCGTTGCTCTGCCCGATGTCCATCGAGTCACCGACGACACTGCCGATCTTCTCCTTCGCCCACGCTGCGGCGATGCCGGCGGCGGCACCGACAGCAACCGTCTTGAAGCCCTCCATCACCTTTCGCGCCTGCTCGTCGCGGGCAACGATGTTGATGACGAAGTCCTTCGCGGACACTGCGCCCACGGCTTACCTCCTCCGGCTCGAGCGGGCGGGCTCGCGTTCGTCGCGTGCCCGCTTCGTTTCCTGCACTTGCTTGTCGCACGACTGCGCGAGCGCGAGCCATGTGCCGTACTCGAGATCGCCGACGTTCGTCGGCGTGATCCCGGGCCAGAACTGCGCGTGAGAGATCGTCAGGATTCGTTTCGCGATCTGACGCTCCACGAACGGCTCGGCGCGCTCGAGCGTGTCCGTGCCGAGGTCGACTACTCGTCGGCCGGCGCGAGCGTTTCGGATTCCGGTCCCGTAGGGTTTGCCTCTGCCTCGTCCTCGCTCTCACGAGGATCGCCGGGCTCGCCGATCATGACTCCGAGGTCACCGGCCGGGCCGTCCAGCATCGCGTTGAAGTCGGGCGTGAACCCCGCGTTTCGTTGAGCGAGGAAGCTCATCGCGGCGAGCGCGAAGATGTCGGCCTCCTTCGCCTGATCCTGAAGCTCGATCACGCCGAGGCCGGTCTGCCGCTGAAGCTCGATCACGTCGCGCGCTCGCGCGTTCCGCAGGGTCACCACTCGCAGCTCGTGCCCGTTCACCTGAATCTTTGCCATGTTCTCTCCTCACGTCTTGTCTGCGATTTGGCGCAGAGCGTCGTCGATCGCCGCGCTCACGCGCCCGGCCATGCGCTCCGCGCCGCGGAACGCAGGCCCCCAGAAATAGGGCTGCCCGGCCTGGTCGTACATGCGTTCGCGGTCACCCCACGCGGGATGCCGGAACCGCCGGGATTGCCAGAACGTCGCGCCCGTCTTGCGGGCGTTCGTCGTGCGAACCGAGATCGCCGTCCGCTTCTCGGTGAGTGTCACGCGGGTCTTGAGCGATTGCTTGATGCCCTCGCGGAGCCCGCTACCTCGACCGGCGTTCTTCACGTCTACCTCCCGATAGACGTTGAACAGACGGAACGCAGCGGTCCCGGTCTTCTTGTTGACGACGAGCCGCCGCCGCTGACCCGCGACCTTCACACCGCGGGGCAGCGGGCCGCTCAGAATGGCCCGCTGCTCCGCAATGATCTCGTCGCCCGAGCGCCGCAGATCGCGGCGCGTGTTTCGAGCCAGTGCGGGGCTGAACTCCTTGATGCGGTCGAACTTCGCCCGAACGTCGTCAGGCTCGAGCGCGACGCGCGGGAGCGCGACGCGCGGGAGCGCAGCCCCGCTGCTCACGGCGCCGTGTCAGTCGACCGGTAGACGATCCAGATCGGCTGCGCTGCGGAGCCGTCGTCGAACGCCTCGAACGGGATCTCCTGGGTGATCGGGTCGCCGCCGTTCGACGTCGGAACCTCGCCGCCCAGCCGCACGGCGGGCAGCACGATCTGGAGCACCGAAACACCGCTCGTGAAGGTGAGCAGCACCGGCAGTGCGGTCTGCGACAGGTACGCGTCGCGGAGCGTGTTGTCGATGTACTCCGCCGTGAGCTTCCCCGTGATCTCGGGTCGGCCAAGCTGCGGCGCACGCGACCGGAGGCCGGCGCCCCCCAGGTTCCATCCGCCCTTGTCGAGATTCCGCTTCAGCGAGAGGTCGAGTCCGGTGATGTTGACGGCGGCGGTCCCGCTCAGGGTCGCCATAGCCGTGTTGGTGGGAGGCGTGAGGGTGCCGCCGATGATGATCGCGCCCTGCACGAAGGTGAAGAGCGTGTCATCGGTCGGATACGACGCTGCCGCCGCCGCGACGAGCGTCGAGAGCTGGCGCATCGTGAGCCCGAACTTCGCCGAGACGTACTCGCCTTCCTTGACCGCCAGGTCGAGGGTGTCGAACACGCATCCGGTGAAGGTGTGGGGGTAGGCGTTGAGCCCGCCGATCACCGGCAGAACTTCCTGCATGGTGTACGACGGAACCGGGTCGGTCGTCGAGAGGGTGTGTACCTGCTGGTACAGCGCGCCCGCGACGAGTGTGGTCGTCTGAGCGCCCATGAGCGCGTTGAGCAGATACCCGAGCCCTCGGGTCGGTGCGTCCAACTCGATCTCAGCGGACCCCTCGAAGCGTGAGATCGAATGGCGACTCGTTCGCGCGACCCCCTTCGTCGGCCGGAGCCCCTTGCCCTTGATCGTCTGGACGTCGTACTTCGCCTTGGCCTCCGTCTCGAAGAACCGCGACACGGTCGCTGCCGTGCCGTAGGTCGTCTCCTTCGCGAGGCCGACCGTGAAGTCAAGCTGCGTGGTCACTTGCTCTCCTCTCCTTCGATGCTCGGCTTCGGCGTACGAGTCGACTTGGTCGGCGTGCTGCCCGGCTCCGCAGCCGGCGCGACATCGACCGAGTCGGGCTCGGCGCCGATCAGGTCGGGCTCGTAGGCCGCAGCGAGCGCGACCTCGACTGCGCTTGCCGCCGACTCCGCCGCGACGTCGATCGGCTCGAAGTTGTCGCGCTGACCGGCGAGGACCGCGGCGACATCTTCGGTCACCTCGAACTCCTCACCCGCCGCAACGACCTTCCCGAGCGCCGGCACGTCCAGCGCGCCGAGCGGGCTGATGTTCTTGAACTTCGCCATGCGTTCTCCTTTCACTGCCCGCGCACTCTGTGCGCGCAGATGAACTCAGCGGCCACCTCGACCTGGAAGCCGCTGTTGTATTCAGTGCCGTCCGAGTCGACGGCGCCAGGCAGGCACCACATCACGGCGCCGCCAAGCTCGGTGTGATCGCCTTCGACGACGTAGGCGGTGATCTTGTTGAGCAGCGCGAACGCGCGCTGGTAAGCCTCGGCGGCACTCCCGTCGTCCTCGCTGTGACCCGCGCGCCACACCGTGATGGAGATCCCGAGCGTGATCGTCTCGTCATAGGACCGTCGCGCGCTTACCGTTTTCGGGTCCGCAGCCCCGCTCGCAGCGGTGAGCTGCACGGAGTCGTCATGAACGATCGGCCACGTCCACCCGGCGTAGATGTCCACTTCAGCCTCGTCGGCAAGCGCCGCTCGAATCGCGGCCTCGAGTCCATCGCGGGCGAGCAGCACACCGGTCCCTGCGTGGATGCCGCTCACGCGTCGTCCCCCGGGTACAGCCGCGGCGGGTACTTCGCGAGCAGACCCTCGATCCACCGCGGGAGGTCGAACCCGATCGCCTCCGAACCATCCTCGCGGGCACTCGGTCCACGCTTCTCCTGTTTCCAGCGAAGCTTCGCGAGCGCACGCGCCGCGAGGATGAAGTCGAGCGGCACGCTCCCGTTGATTTCGTGCCGGGTCGGATCACTCAGCCGGCCCGTCTCACGGTCGACGCGCTGGCACGCCGCACCGATGAACAGCTCCAACTCGGCCCAGTCGTCCTGCCCCTCCTTGTACTGCACGGCCGTTCGCATGTCCTCGGCGTGCAGCGGCCAGTTGTCGGCCATAGCGTCTCCTCTCCGCTGTGCGGGTGCTGGGCCGCACGGCCCAGCACCCGCACTTCGTGTCGCTCCGCCTCGCGGCGGATTCGAGCTATTCGGCCAGAGCCGCGTAGCCGACGGCGACGAGCTGCTCGGCCTCGGCGGCGGGCACCGAGATCGAACCTCCGGCGGGAGGCCACGGCACGCCGTTGCGGGCGCCCGTGATGGTGAGACGCATCGTCACCTTCACGTCGCCCTCCTGCGCCTCCGTGGGCGCGCCGATGTCCTGACCCGCGAGCAGTGCCGCGAGCTTCCGGTCCGACTCGGCAGCTTCCTCGCGCAGACGCGCGATCTCTGCATCCTTGTCGGCCTCGGATTCGGTCCCGGCCGGCGCCTCCACGGTCTGCGCCGGCTGCTCCGTGGTGACCGCTTCGCCCGGCTCGGCGGGCTTACGGGCGGTCACGACGCACCGCCGACGAAGGACTTGACGGCCGAGGCGTCCATGAGCGTGCCGTCCGCGCGGACCTTGCCGCGGAACGCGATCTGGTCGGCACCGAACAGGGCCTGGTCGGAGCGCTCGACGCGCGTCGCGCCGACGAGGCGAACCCAGTACCGCGAGAAGTCGCCGTAGAACAGCGACTTGGAACCGAGCCCGAGCGGGGCGAGGAACGGGTCGCGGAACACCGGGGCGCCGAGGAGCTGCGCGGGAGCACCGGTCTGACCGTTCGGCTCCCAGTAGTAGCGGCCGGTCGAGTCCTTCAGCTTGCGTGCCGCACCGACGGCGCTGTTGGCCGCGACCCAGGATGCGTTCGCCTGGTAGGGCGGGAGCAGCGACTCCTGAAGGTCGATCAGGTTGTCCCACGACGGGGCGCCCAGGACGCCCGTCGCGCCCGTCACGCCGGTCGTCGCGGCAGTCGCGATGCCAGTCGGCTCGGTGCTGCCAGCGCCGGTCGCGAGCTTCTGGCCGAGCAGCACGGCGATGTTCTCGCCGATCAGCCGCGTGACCAGGCCCTCGATGTCGACGAGCGAGTCATCGACCAGTTCGCGGCTGATGCCCCGGTAGTCGCCGTAGCCGTAGGCCTTCAGGGTGACCTGACCGAACGTGGGATCGGTGCCGGCGGGCTGGGTGGCCTCCGGCGCGGTCGACGCGGAACCGAAGCTCGCGAGCCGCGGGAGGATGACGTCGTCACCCTTCTCCGTGGTGAGTACGTAGGCACCCGCCGCGAAGATCCCGGAGAACTGGCGGAGCGGCTCGACGAGCTGGGAGAGGAAGGTCTTCCCCACCGTGTTACCGCCCGCCGCCGCCGTGCCGACGCTCAGCGCGCGGATCTCCGCTGCGAGGGATGCCGGCGTGGCCAGCGGGACGGCCCGGCTGATCGCGCGCGCCTCTTCCGGGGTCGCCGAGTACTCGAGCGGGGAACCCGACGAGCGGAGCGCCGCGCGGAGATCGTCGGCGAACCGCTTCACGTCCGCCGCGGCACCGAAGGCACCGGGGTTTCCGAGCAGGCCGGCCGCGAAGTCGACGGCTCGCTGCTCGAGGTCACGCTGCTGCACGAGCAGGGTGATCCGGTCATCGAAGTCGTTGTAGGCGCGCTCGAGCTTCTCGAACTTCTCCTTCTCGTCGACCGTGAGCGCTCGCTCCTGGGCGATGTCGGCGAGCGGCTTGCCCTCCGTGTGCCAGACGCGGTGCTGCTCGTCGGCAAGCTCCTTGATTCGGGTTGCGATGTTGGTCACTTCCGACCTCCGTTCTTCCCGCGTCCGCGGGATCGAGTTGCAAGGGCGGTGTGCTCCTTGCGGGACAGACGGGCCGCGCTCCGTTCGGTCGCGGCGTTCTCCCAGTCGCCCGGTGCGGGCGGCTGCGGGTGAAGGGCTGCTCGCACTGCGTCGAGGTCGACGCTGCGTTGCAGTTCGGCCGTCGCCGCCCAGTAGGCGGGATCGGCCACGGGTGCGACGTCGATGAGGACGGCTCGCAGGATGCGGCGCACGAGGATGCCGTCGGCGTTCTCGCGCCACTCGACGCCGTCGGGCAGGATGCGGAAGGCGAAGCTCGAGTGCGAGTAGTCGCCGCGCGAGGCCAGCTCGGCCGCATCGCGCCCGGCTGACGTGTTGGGCAGATCCACCGAGTAGGGCAGTCCGATGTCGTCGACTGCGACGCGGAGCGTGCCCGCGTCGGTCGTTCCGAGGAGCAGCCGCGAGTCGTGCTCCGCTCGAGCGATCACACGCGTGTGCACGGCGAGGTCGAGCGGCCCGACCGGGCCGAACGCGGCCGGGTCGATTTCCTCGACCCACCCTCCGAGGTCGCGGGACTGCGAATTGAAAACGGCCCCGTACCCCACGAGGGTGCCGGGGCCGCTGCTGCCTTCCGGCGCGGCTCTCAGTTCTACGGCGTGCTGAAACGCTCGCCGTTCAACGACTTGGGTCATTACCCCTCCTTCTGTGCGATTGCGATCGAGGTCGCGAGCGACTCGGCCGCGCTCTTGGTCGTCGAGTACCACTGCTGCCAGTCCGCGATCTGCTTCGCGGTCGGCGGCTTCTTGCCCTTCGCGCGCCGCGCTTCCTCGAGGAACGTCGTGCCGTTGCGCAGCTCCTCGGTGTCGATCCGCGCCCGCTCGAGCGCACCCGGCTGCTTCAGCACCGTGAGATCGAACGTGATCCGCTGACGAGGGCGAAGGATGGGCTTCAAGCCCGACGCGACGCGGCCGGATACGCCGCCCAGCGTCTCGATCTCGAACAGCTCCTGATCCATTTCGACGTTCGAGTAGGAGCGGCTGGAGCCCGCACGTCCGCCCACCTTCTCGGGCGGCACACCGAAGATGACGGCAACCTCGTTCGCGGTCGCCTGGATGGTGAGGAGGAACTGCGCTTCCTCGGGCGTGACGGTGATCTTCGTGTAGTCCCACTCGCCAGGGAGCGCGACTGGAAGCCCGGACTTCGCGGCTTTCACGAAGTCGTCGCGCGCCTCGACGAGCAGTGCCGGATCCATCCGTGGCGTCTTGGCGGAGAGGATCGCAGGAGGCATCGACGAGCCCTTGAACCAGCGGCGCCCGTACTGCCGCGCGAGTGCGCTCGTCTCGAACGTGGCCGCGAAGTGTTCGATCGGTGACAGGCCGACCACGGAGCCAGGTTGAGTGAACTCGCGGATATGCACGAGATTCCCGCCCTGCTTGACGAGGTCCATCGGACGCCCATTGACGCGATAGACCGGCTTCATGCGGTTCGACTCGTCGACCGTCACCCACTCGTTCGGCAACCACCGGCAGAAGCGGCGTCCGTCATCGACCAGCCCGTAGGCGTTGCCCCGGAGCTTGAGCGCAGCCACGAGAGCGAAGCGCCACTCGAACTCGGACAGGTACGGGTCGGGATCCTCGAGGATCAGGGGCAGGTCGACCATTTCCAGCTCGCCGTTTCGCGGCTCGGTCACGGTGATGGGCGCCTGCGCCCACTCGTCCCCGATGAGGCGGACGGCTCCGTAGACGGCGGGGATCGCGGTCGACGTGCTCGGCGGCGCCTCCCAGTCAGGCCCCCACACATCCGCTCCCGTGATGTCACGCTGCTCGACTTCGCGCGTGAGGACGCTCACCGGTCCCACCACCGTGGGATCGGGTGAGCGATGACGAAGCACCCGAGCCCCGCCACGATCAGCGCGACGGGCGGCGCCCAGAGGGCGATACCCACCACGACGAGCGCGATCCCGATCAGCTCGAACCCGCTCGCGATGCGCTCCTTGCGGCGCTTCTTGGCTTGTTCGTCGTTCATGCAGCCTCCTTCTTGGTAAGCCCGTTCGCGATTCGCAGCGCGGCTAGCGGGTCGTATGCCAGCTCCGGGAGCGTGCGCGTGAGGATCTGCGCGGCGTGGCTGACCGACGTTAATCCCGTGATCGCCCGCATTGACTTGCCGCGAGCCCAACGCCACACGTCGCCGGATACCCTCGTCGCGGCCGACGCGATCTGCTCCTCAAGCTCCTGCTGTCCGAGCTGCCGAATCTGGTCGTTCAACACAAGGTCGAGTAGCGCCGGCCCGCTGATCGCGATGTCCTGCGCGGGTATGGGTTGCGGCTCGAGTCCGGCGTCTCGCATCCGAGGAACGACGAACCCGGCGAACTTGTGCTCGTACCAGATATCGCCGGGATCGGCCGCGTGAATGTCACGCATCCCGACGAGCCCGCGGGAGGGATCTCCGTCGACGAGCCAGTCCGTGCCGAGCCCGTCAGAGATCACCTCGACGTGAATGCGTCCGTCGTCGCGCACTCCCGCGACGGAGATCGAAGCCCACGCCGAGTCAGGCGCAACGTCGAACACGTAGACGAGCTGGTCGTCGGCGATCGTCGAATCGACGTCGCGCGATGCCTCCCACGCTTCGCGCGGGATCTTCCAATCGGACGCGAAGTCGTCGCCCCACTGGCATCCGAAGGCGCGCCGGAACTCCGCCTCGCCCATCGAGTCGGCGAAGCTCTGGATCTTCTCGAGCGTCTGAGTGAACCCGAGCGCCGGCATGCGGCGCCACCACGTCATCGGGTCGTAGGGATCCTCGTCGTCCGCGAAGGAGAACTCCACATACAGCGACCGCGACCGGTCGAGCTGCGTCGGGTCGGCCCGCGCAAGCTCCACACGGCTGCGTCCCTTCGACACCTTCCCCCACAGGAACGGACTCTTCGTCTTGCTCTCGCCCGGCGTGGAGATCCACAGCGACTGCGCGTCATCGACCGCAGCCGTCGCCGGCATGAGCGCCGACTCGAGCCGCGAGTCACGCAGCGCGAAGATCTCATCGCCGACCGTGAGCCCGAGCGTCCCACCGTGGCCCGCGTCCTCCGTCGGCGCGTCAATCGACCACTTCGACCCGTTCGTGAACTTCAGATGCTCCGAGCCGTTGACCATGACGGGGAGGATCTTCCCCGAACGGGTCGGCACGAGCAGGCG